ATTTGGCAAAGTAATGTCATTATTTGTAGGTCAACCCTTGGCTTCTGGAGGTGCATATGATGAAGTTCAGTTATTTTTCTATGCGTTTAATCCGTATGCATCTTACCTAAAGGACCATAATATAGCATCATTTCCAATTGATGTAAAGAGATTCACAGCTGAGCTAGATCGAATAACTGAAACAGAGGCTGATATAACACTACGAAGATTCTTAGGATTCATTAATAGCAAGTTTATAGGTGAGCAATCTTCACATGCATGGGGTATGGCTGACTATTATCGAACTAATAATGAAGGAAATCGTGTCTTGACTAGTAAGACGTTGAAGGCAACGCAGCTTTATGATAAGAAGCAAGATCGACTAAAAGATGCGTATAAGGATGCAAATGGTAAGTGTGAGCGTGACCTAACATTTAAGCCGCCTCGTCTTGGTGTATTCATGGAAGCAGTACCTGTACATAAAGCATCTGCTACTGGATCTGCTGACACAGCAACTGAACAGTTATCAATCCTGCGTGTGCACATATATGATAAGCAGTGTAATGTTTATGAGGGCATTGGTGAAATGCTAACAGCTGCTAGAAATACAGAGATGGGTGCTTTGAACAATGTTAAATTTACAGTACAGGATGGTACTAGTGCTACAACTCAAAATGCAGACAAGTCAGGCTTTAATGAAATATGGACGGCACAACGAGATGCCGCGGAAAAGTTTGGCATCATCGAAGCTATTGGCGCCGGTGGTGCTGGGGGAAACGTACAAGATGCCAAAGAGTTGAATGATGGTAATACCTACTTTCGCATAAGTGGGGGGTTCCCATCTTTAAAAGCATTTATCAAATCTACAATGCCTTCGATGACATACGGAACTCAGAACTCTGCGATACTTAAGGCAAATCTTTCTAGTCAAAATAACCCTGCGCTAACAACAATCCATTTAATGAGAGGTGGTGCCGGCAGTGCAGAATCAAGTGTTATTTCTGGTGACCGTGGTGTTCCATTAAAGATTTCTCCTACGACGTTAGACTTAGATATTATAGGTTGTCCAATCATGAGATATGGCCAATCATTTTTCATTGACTTTGGTACCGGAACAACTGCTGACAACGTATATGTTGTTAACGGTATTTCACACAAGCTAGGCCCGGGCGAGTTCACAACACAGCTTAAAATGGTGCAGTATGATACATTCGGCAGATATGACAGCATGCTCAAAAATGTTATGGGAGCCATGGCCAAACTTCAACAAGCTGATGAACAGGCGGCTGGATAACTCCATCCGCGTGAACACTTGAGGATCACGCTGTATGTTTGATACATGTTGATATCTGTGCATCCTCATATTCTTGGGGTTTCGAAATACTTGATCTGTGATTCAGAATCAGGATCATATTCTTGGTCAAGTAAAAATCCCGATGGTGCATGGGTCTTTGGCGACCCCACGGCAATAAAGAGTCTAGATGTTATATTACAACTTTGTGATGTAACCTTGCCTGACGTTACGAGTAAGTCTCATATGAGGGCTTTTCGAGCTCTTATGGGTGAAGATATGCCGAAATTGCCCTGGCACAAGGTATTACCAGCATATTACTTCCAGGAGATGATCCAGACGTTGGTGCATAGCCTCACACAGGCCCTGGAGTCCTTTGTTAAATGTGCATATGGGGAAACCTTCATAGCGGAACGCGCCTTCCTCCTGGGCCTTTCAAGAGCTTCAATTGACACCGCAAAACTCTCTAAGTATTTGGAATTAGAGGATAATCCAACCGTGTCAAAAACTTTAAGTACGTTTCAGCCGACATCATCCGAAATGACAGACAGGGTCGTATATAATCAAGTAGCTACAATTACCGGTCGGTTAACCGTTAAGACCGGGCCAATGATTTTAACGTTACCGAAAAAATATAAAGATCTAATAAAGTCTAGGTATGAGGGTGGCGAAATAATTCAACTTGATTTTGTTTCGTTAGAACCTCGTGTTGCAAGGTTTGTTGCAGGATATACTCCTGTTGCAGATGTATATAGTAGCCTTTCGAAAGAATTATTTCAAGGTCTTCTTTCTAGGGAGCAAGCTAAGTTAGCTGTGTTATGTGCTCTATATGGTGCTTCTGCTAGAAGATTACAGAACATGTTAGGAAACGAACTAAACTCAGTTAGTGTTATTCGTGATGTCAAGAAATATTTTGGGGTTCTCAAGCTTGTCAGTGATCTTACTCGTTCCATTAAAGATAATGGGTGTATAAAAAATATGTTCGGCCGTAAGTTGGTTCCGGATAGGATGGATGAAAATGTGCTTGTCAATCACTATATTCAATCATCTGCGACAGATATTGCCCTTCTAGGATTTCGAAATATCGTGGATGAGCTAAATAGTACATCTGCTAACATTAAATCTCTTTTTGTAATTCATGATGCTTTAATTCTAGATGTTGCGCCATCAAGTAGCTCAGTAGTCAGAGATATTGCAAGTCGTGGTGTTACTATAGAGGATGTGGGAGCTTTTCCCTTGAACCTTGAGGTCATCCGAGCTCCTGGTGCATAATTACTATTGATAAGGATATGTCATGACACATCAACAAAATGAAGCCTTTATAAGATCTCATATTCGCCGAATTCTTCTTCAAGAGAAAGAAGAAGAGAAACAAGAGAAACCGAAAGAGAAATCAAAGAGCTCATCGGGTAAGGGCAGTAAGGTATTAGGCGGTCCGAGTGGTGGTACTTACTCTAAGGAACTTAGGGATATTTTTACTGCTGATGGTGGTTCGGCTGCAAAAGCAAATCGTTTAGCCGTTACCGATCCACAACGATTAGTGAAAAACCTAAATATCTCTAGGCCTCGAGGCGATGATGATAAAGAGAAAGTTGAAAATCTTTTACAGGATGCACTGACGTCGACAGATGCAATGAAAGCAGCTTTCGGCGGTCTCAGTAATCAGGAAGATGGCCAGGGCAGATGGGGATATCTAGTTAAGAATGAAACTTTGACAAATGATCGAGATGCAACGTTATTTGTTTTTGACACACTTCGTGGCGCTGTTAATGCGGGTCTATTAGAACTAGATAATGCAGTAAGAGTGACCGAATCATCAGGTGGTGCCTTAGTATATACTGTCGAAAGTAAATCCGCAAGATGGAATCAAGCAAAATAGCGCAAACTCTTGTAAATTCAGCTCAAACCGTGGTATAATCTTCATAGGACTTTTATGGAGACAATCATGGAACTTGATTTCGATCAGATCAAATCTAATTGGGACACATTTGAACGGTTATGCCGCAAGGCATTCGAAAATGAGCAGGACGAGCTAATCGGCTCGTTGCTTGATACTCTCGGTGAGAGAATTTTAGCATGTCCAGCATCGACTAAGCTTGAACAGGGTGGTGCATATGCAGGCGGCCTGGTCGAACATGCATTAACTGTGACTTCGAGGATGCGTAAACTGGCTACTGCTCATGAAGTCTCTTTAGATGTAAAATCAATACTTCGCGTAGGTCTGCTACACGAGCTCGGGAAGGTCGGTGGTTTGGAAGAAGATCTTTTTATAGATCAGGATTCTAATTGGCATAGAGAAAAATTAGGACAGATGTACAAATATAATGAAGAACTTCCAAAGATCGCCGTCCCTCATTTAACGCTGTATTTACTACAACATTTTTGTGTACAGTTGACTAGGGATGAGTGGCTGGCAGTTCATTTATCTCAAGGATCTCATTTAGATGAAAATCGGTTTTATGTTCGAAACGAGCCGATGCTAGCAATACTTTTACAACAGGCAAAACAAGCAGTATTTCTTCAATCAAAGGATACCGTGAATGCCGACGTATAACAAATTGGTTAGAGACAAAATTCCAGAGATTTTAGACGAAAAGAAGAAAACATTTTCGTATCATGTGGCTGGCAAAGAGGAGTATACTCAAAAGTTAAGAGAGAAGCTGGTTGAAGAAGTCAATGAGTTTCTTGAAGAGCCCTCTGTGAGTGAATTGGCAGACATCCAGGAGGTAGTGTTTGCTTTATTAGAAAATATGGACGAGTCTCAATCGAAACTAGCATCAGTTCAGGGTAGCAAAGCAGCTAGCAGAGGTGGTTTTCGTATGGGGTATATTTTAGAACATGTGGAAGACGATATCCTAAATTAGCAATAGTTAATAACAAGGGGCAGATATGAAGTTACTATTGCTTAGAAAATATATTAGGGAGATGTTAGGGGTATTTGAGAGTAAAGATAAGGATGATTCCAAGCCGGATAATCTTCTTACTGAGCCTGATGACATCGATGATGCAGATAAACATGACGAGATTAGTTCTGGTGGCATAGCTGGTGCAATAACCCCGCTAGGGACCGATGCCACCTATTCGAATAAGAAATTGAAGAAGAAAAAGAGAAAACCGGTGTATGGGAAAGTAACATCAGATAAGCGGAAGAATTGATGAGTAAGATTCGAAATATTGCTGAGGGTTGGTTGAATTTTGTTAAGTCAAAGAAGCCGAATGGTTTACCACCAGAGATGGAAGCCATGGCCCTCCAACGCGCTAGCATATGTCAAAAATGTCCGTTTCTTCAACATAAACCGTATACGGTTGCCGGCAAAGTATTGGCAAAATTTCGTTGTGGAAAGTGCGGTTGTGCATTCCCAATGATGGTCTATGCACCAAAGAAAAAGTGCCCAATAAATAAATGGCCCAAGTAGAATATCACTTATACACAGGATATAATCAAGGTACATTATATCTGTGGTCACACTGATTACAAAGAAACTGCAATTTAAGCAATTAAACTTTAAGGAGTTAAAAAATGGCAATCGATTTTGATGCAATTCGCAAGAAGCTGGGACAACTTTCCGGCGCTGGTTCTCGACGTAACGTAATGTGGCGTCCTCAAGAGGGAGAAGAGTCGACAGTTCGACTTATTTCTTTCGCCGACAATGATGGGCAGCCCTTCAAGGAACTTTGGTTCTATTATAATATTGGAAATAATCCAGGCCTTTTGTCACCAAAGCAATACGGCGAGCCTGATCCAATTCAGGAGCTGATCAATAAGCTTCGTGACGACGGTAGCAAGGATTCATATGAGCTAGCAAAGAAGCTTTATCCGAAGATGCGTACCTTTGCACCGGTTATTGTTCGTGGCGAAGAAGATAAAGGTGTTCGTCTTTGGTCGTTTGGAAAAACTGTTTATCAGTCTCTTCTTAACATTATGCTAGATGAAGATTACGGTGATATTACTGATCCTGTTGAGGGTCGTGATGTTAAGGTAACCTGTACAAAGGCACCAGGTCGAATGTGGGCAACCACGACCGTACGTCCTCGAGGTAAGGATAATCCTTTATCAGCAGATCCTGCACAAGCCAAGGAGTGGCTCTCCAATATTCCTTCATTGGATGATCTCTATACGCTTAAGTCTTACGACGAGCTTGAGAAGATTGTCAATGATTGGTTGAATGGAGATGATTCGACCGATAGCTCAGATAACTTTGGTACTTCACGGAACCAGTCGACAACGAGCGACGATTCTGAATCTACAACTACTGCGTCCACAACCGCTACGTCAGAAAAGGCAAATTATAAAAGCCTTGACGAAGCCTTTGCAGATCTCGAAGATATGTAGTCCAAAAGCTAATGTAGCTTTCAAAGGGGCACTAATGTGCCCCTTTGTTTTTATTGATGAACACTCTCATTTTCTTGGGTATATTCAATTAGCATTATAGCATATAAGGACACGTATGGCAAAGAGTAATAATACGGAAGATTTTACTAGCGACTTAATTAAGTCTCTGAATAAGGAGGCCGGCAATAAGGTTGCCTATAATCTAGCATATGACGTGTCACCTACGCACGTGAAGCGGTGGATATCAACCGGGTGTAAACAATTAGACTATATGGTTGCGAACCGCCGTGACGGTGGACTACCAGAAGGTCGGATCGTTGAAGTTTTTGGCCCACCAGGTATTGGTAAATCGCATCTAGCCATTCAGGTTGCTCGTGCGACCCAGCAGATGGGTGGGATTGCTGTTTATATTGATACTGAGAATGCGACGAGTGTTGAGAATCTTGGTTTGTTAGGTGTTGATATTAAGCAACGTTTCGTATATGTTGATACACATTGTACAGAAGAAGTACTTTCCATTGCAGAGGCCACTATTATGAAGGCAAAGGCGATGAATAAAGATGTTCCAATTACCATTATTTGGGATTCTGTTGCTGCTAGTTCTCCAAAGGCAGAGCTCCTTGGTGACTATGATAAAGAATCAATAGGTCTACAGGCACGTGCTATTTCGAAAGGCATGAGAAAGATAACTGGGGTAATTGCGAATCAGAACGTTCTATTTTTGATTCTAAACCAGATTAGAACGAAGATTGGTGTGATGTATGGTGACCCTACAACGACACCGGGTGGAAAAGCAATCCCATTCCATTCTTCAGTTAGGATCAAGCTTGGTGCTGGTCAAAGAATTGAGAACAAGGATAAGGAAGTAATTGGAATCCATGTGTCTGCAAAGACAATTAAGAACAAAGTATCTGCACCGTTTAGAACCTGCAATTTTGAAATTCATTTTGGGATTGGTATCAAAGAGCATGAACAAGTTTTTGATGTATTACGCAAGTATGGTTCGGCATCTGTTGACGGGAAAACAATTACTATTGCCGGTACCGGTGCATGGAAAACTTTAACAGTAGTTGATGATGATTCAAAGAAGAAGCTTTTTGAAAAGAAATTTTATAAGGGCGATTTTGAGGAGGTAATGAATGATCCTGAATATGGTCCCTATATTGACCAATTACTTCATAAGGCCATGATTCGTGAATCCGTGACTGCTCAAAATATAGAGATAGACGTTGAGTCGTATGAAGAAGTACGATCCGTTGCAATGGAACTAGACGAAGAACTATTAGACCCGGAGGCATAAAAAAGTGTCAAATAAGGGTGACCGTCCAGTATTGATAATCGATGCATTGAATTTATTCATGCGTCATTTTATAGCAAATCCAACAATGAGTTCATTAGGCCACCATGCAGGTGGTATCGTTGGCTTTCTAAAAGCTATTCGTTTTCTTGCCGACCGTACGGACCCAACTGACATTGTGATCGTTTGGGAAGGTGGGGGCTCGAGCAGACGTAGGAATATGTTTCCTGGATACAAGGCAAAGAGAAAGCCCCAGCGCATGAATCGATTTTATGGCGATGACATTCCGGATACATCACAAAATAGAGATGTCCAGGTATCACGTTTGGTGGAAATGATCCGCCAGGCACCGATAAACCAGATTTATGTTTCTGATTGTGAGGCTGATGATGTTATAGGCTATCTTGCAAAATACAAATTCCAAGATAGAAAGTGTGTGATTGTATCTTCTGATAAAGATTTCTATCAGCTACTTTCGAATAGGATCATACAGTGGTCACCTGGTCAAAAGGCATTTGTGACACCTCCAACTGTGGTTGAGAAATTTGGAATTCATCCGCATAATTTTTGTACTGCGAGATGTTTTTCTGGTGATCCTTCTGACAATATTCCTGGTGTAAAAGGTGCCGGTTTTCGTACGTTAGTAAAGCGGTTTCCAGAATTCGCCGAAACGGATTTTGCATCAGTTGATGATATACTTAAATTGGCACGACAGCGGACGATAAATAGTAAAGTTAAACTATACGACTCCATCATTGAAAATACTGACGTGGTTAAGAGAAACTGGAAATTAATGTACTTAGACATCTCTAATCTTGCAGCGTCACAAATTCAAAAAGTCAATCACCTAATAGATACTTTTGAGCCTTCGCGTAATAAAATTGGGTTAATGAGGATCCTTGTTCGTGAGGGCCTTTCAACGTTTGATGCAGATTCATTTTTTATGTCGTTAAACACAGTGGCAAAGGCCAAATAGGGGAGAAGATGACGCAGTCAGCTTTAGCGTTAACTGATAAAAGCGTTCCATATTTTAGACATTATGGAAAATCGTTTCAGGAAAAGATCTTTCAGGGGTTATTGACTGATCATACTTGGGCCGCACAAATTGTTGAGGTGATGAAGCCTAATTTCTTTGATGTAAAATACCTGTCATATCTAACGGAGAAATATTTTGCATATTTTTACAAGTACAAGTGTTTTCCTACGACGAAACTTCTAGTTTCTATTATCAAGGACGATCTTTCCAGCGGCAATGATGTAATTCTACGAGATCAGATTGTTGAGTTTCTTCATCGGATGAAATATAACCCTGATATGGGTGATATCAAATATGTGAAAGAGAAGGCGCTCGATTTTTGTAAGAGGCAAGCATTAAAAGAGGCATTGGAATCTTCTGTCGATGACATCAATGAAGGAAATTATGAGAATGCAGTTGAGCGGATGAAGAAAGCCTGTGCTTCCGGTATGCCCAGTACGGTGGGTCATGATTTCTTTGATGACCTAGAGGCAAGATTTGTTAAGTCAAATAGGGCTTGTTGTCCTACTGGTATTGATAGGCTAGATGCCCCAGATATTCTTAGGGGTGGCCTTGGTAGAGGGGAAATTGGGGTCATTACTGCAAATACCGGTGTTGGAAAAAGTCATTGGCTTGTAGCAATGGGAGCCAATGCAATGAAGGCTGGAAAAAATGTTTTGCACTATACGTTTGAGCTTACAGAATATGCAGTTGGGATTCGATACGATTCAAATTTATGTGGAATTCCTAGCAATGATGTTCAAGACAATAAAAAACGCGTTCTTGAATTTTT